GGGTTGTGGAAATTCATACTGTCTTGCATTTCTTCAATTACTAATAGAACCATTTCTCTTGCGTCTTCATAGCCAAGATAGTAGTCTGGTGTGTCTGGGGTATCCATTGGGTTTTCTCTCTCTTAGAAGTGGAAGTCTACATATACAAGATACCAGTTTTTCTCGCCTTTGTCAATGCTTTCTAGCATAAACTTTTGGCTGACTGACTGGTTGTGCATATCAAAGAAATATGAGTTGTAGTTCCATTTACCTTGCAGCATATCAATCATCATACTGAGGTCGTATAGGTCTAGTGAGTAGTCTGTGCTACCGTCATAACTATCTAACTTAGCATTGATGTCTACTGCTCTCTCGTCGTAGTATTTGCGGTAGCGATTGAACTCGTCTACACGAGACTGCATAGCCACAGCAACCTCACTAATAAACTTATCAGGCTCTTCCTCATATGAGATAGTCATGTTGTTGTCTTCTTCGTATTGGCTATCGGGATTGATGTTCCACCTGCCACCGCCTGTTACGAACCAGTCATACCAAGCATGAGATGAATAGTCGTTGTTACCCATTTCTTGTTCTAGGGTATACTTCACATCTCTAAAGGCTTCGTCTTTGCTATCTGACTGAATGGCAATACGCTGCAATACATGCATTAGGGTTTCTTTCTCTTAGGGTTATGTATCTATTTTACAGGATTAGGCGGTAGGTGTCAAGGCTTTCCAAGCATTTAGATAAGCCTCTTCGCTAGGAAGTTCATCAAGACTGAAAGTGATCGTGTCACCATTGAACCAAGAGATGAACTCTCGTGTCTGAAAGTTTAGGGTGTATACACCTTCGCAGAATAGAGTGTCTTGTTCGAATGAACTCTCGTCCGATAGGGCAACATCTTCGTTAGAATAAACAATTACCTTGAGAATGTCTACGCCTGTGTCACGAGAGAGGCTTGGGTAGATAATGTGAAAGCCCTGATACTGGTCACGAGCCTCTGCCCACTTAGTGACCTCTTGAAATCTAAACCACATCTGGTCTAATTCTGCCTGCTCAATGAAACGGCACTTAGCCAATGCCACTTCAATCTTGTTTAGAATAGTAGGCTCTGCAATGAAGTCTAGCATTCGTGTTCCTGAATAGGTTGGATAACCATCCCATTGTCCGTATTGTGCTACTCGTAGTGTTCCGTCTTTATCAATTACTTTAGTGAGGTTGCGTGTTCCCATTATGGGCCTTTCTTTTAGGGTTATATATAATTATCTCAAAAACTGGGGGATTTGTCAAGTGCTTCGTAATGCTAATTTCTAAATACGTTGTAGCCAGCCATGCCGATCAGGTCCACTGCATACCGTTGGGCCTTCATCCAGGCTGTCTCGCCAAAGAAGTACTTAGGCTTACCACCCGAGGGTACCACTTTGTAGTAGTCATAGAAGTTATCTGCCTCATAGACAGAGATGTTGTTAGTGTGGAAGAAACGTGTCCATGATGTTACTTCAGATACTTTAGGTTTCTTGTCTGCATATACTTGCATGTTATTCTTTCTCTAGGGTTTATATATCTATTATCCCATAATTCGGGGAAAAAGTCAATAGGTTCGTAAAGAATTCGGGAAAATTAATAGGATCATCGTAAAGGTATTTTCATCTTTGTTTGTTTTGGGCCACATGCATCGGTGCCCCGAAAGGATTCCTACCTAGAGGAATTCAATCGGGTCTCGGTCTTGGAAGATTTCCTCAAAGTCAGCAAATGAATACTGCTCGGGGTTTGCGTAGTAGTCTTCCAACGCTTCACGAATCTCTTGTGCTTGCTCGTCCATTAGTTCTCCGTTTCTTCATACAAGTTGTCGATGTTCCATTCAACCTGTCCGTTTTTGTATTGTGGCTCGTGGTCTTCTGTGAAGTCGCCTTGTATTACAATTGCTTTGGCTTCCTCAAGGCTGTCTGCCTCAATCTCATACCAGCCAGTTTGGTCTTCATAGAACGGCAGAATAAATTTTGCCATTAGTCTTCCTCTTCCTCTTCTTCATCTTCCATTACCGCTTCAACATCAACAGAGTAAACTCCGTCATAGCCAAGTTCCTCTCCCCAAGCGGAGAATGCCATTTGCTCTGCTTCATCTTCGCTACTTGCTTCAAGGTAGCCAGAGAAGTCCACACGAACCTCAACATAGTATTGTGCCATTATTCCTCTTCCTCTTCTAGTTCTTCAATTATACTCATAGCCTCTGACATCCAAGCCCTGAAGAATTGTGATGACTCATCACCGAATGAATCATTGTTCATTAGATAGTTAGTTATATCTTCAAATTCATCTGCAAAGTATGGCGTGTACTCCTGAACCATGTACTGAAATACAATTGGTTCATCTAGTTTGTGATTGCGTTGTAGTTGGTCGATCAATTCTGCTACCGTTGCCATTAGAGTGCCTCGCTTCCGTAAACCTCAAAGTCCTCTTCGAACAAATCCCAGTCGCCATTCTCTTCTGCTTCTGCGATTGCTTCGTCAAGGTTCGTTGCCATAAGTGTCTGGGTAAAGTAAGTGGTGTATCTCTTGACTACTACAAATTCTTTCATTAGTTATCCTCTTCTAGTTCTTCAATCTCTACGCTGTCTAGCATTTCCTCGTGAATCAGAACAGGGGCAGACAAGCCCTTGCCCTGATTGAACATCTCCCAAGCGGTGTCTTCGTCTGGTGCTTCTAGTTCTACTGTATACGATTTTTCGTAGTCGTATGTGATTTGGTATTTAGGCATAGTCTTCCTCTTCGTCTAGTGGTTGAAACATCATTGACGCTTTGATTAGTGTGTCGTATTCCCAAGTGCGAATTACTTCCCACATCTGCGGTGTTAGTTTGTCTAGGTTCACTTGTATTTCCTTTTCCTGATTATTCTCTTGACCCAATTGTCGTTTGCCATTGCTTCTATTCTGTCTAGTTTATCAATGACCTCTGACATTATGTCCTTGACATACCATTCGTCTACATTGCCGTCTAGGTTCATCCACTCGGTATGTAGTTCTTCACTTGCCATACCAGCATACTTAGCAATCCTTTTACTCTTCATCTTCACCTGCTGGTGCGTGTCCGTTGAGAATGATGTAGGCAGAACGCAAGCCAAAGTAATAACCTTCGGCTTCTCCACGCTCAATGGAAAGCATAGCGTCGCTGTATCCACCATCCGCTTCTTGCTGTGCGATTTCATCCCAAGCGGTCTTGGCTTCTTTGATTTTCTCTATTAGTTCATTCATAGTGTCTATTGTATCCTTACCCACCGACATTGATTAGGCGGTCTTTGCCAATAACGAAGTTGTGTTCCTGGCGTAGAATCAGGTCAATTGTGGCCTGGCGTTCCTCAAGGGTAGCGATAGCAGTCTCTAGTCCCTTGTATTCCTCAATGTATTCTGCGATTACATCTTCATTTACATAGTCATTCATTGTTCATTGCCTCTCTTAGTTGTTCGTCTGTTAGTGATTCAATTGTATCAAGACCCTCCGACACTATAAGTTCGATCAGTCTGCGGTATTCATCAAGCATCCGTTACCTCCACATCAATCCAGTCCCAAAGGTATTTCTGGTTATGAAAATCTGTTAGCATTTCATACAGTTCATCACGAACCAGAGTTCTTAGTTCCTCTGGCGTTCTGTGATTATCTTTTATTTCATCTTCGTCATAAATATCAAAGTCACCCTCTAGCAACCCATTTTCGTCAGGGTAGATGGTGTATTGAATTGTTGCTCTGTATACCTTAGCCATTATTCTCCTTTATATAAACAATGTCGCCTGTGTCTTCGTTGTATTGCATCTCACAACCATCGGGACAATATTCACCATTGCCCTCACAGATTGAACAGAATGAATTACAATCGAAACTGCCCTCATGGTTGGGGCATTCTAAGTGTTCGTGTGTGCATATCATAGTGTCCATTATAGGACTACCCACTGACATTGGCACAATCAAGGCAGCCAAAAAATTCCAACAATGCGTCTGCTGGATTATCGCTGGTAAAGTCGCAGGTATTACATTTGTAAATAGTCTTGTTAGTCAAGTTCATCAACTCCATAGATAGTAGGGATTAGGTTGCTTGGAACGCCAAGCATTCTTAGGACAGATTGGCTTCGTTCGATACAACCTTGTAGATAATCTCCAAAGCCATCGCTGTCGCCATCGTGTTCGATTTGTCGGGGTATCATATCTTGGATATCAGCAATAAGGTATGCGATAATCTCTTCATTAGTTTTCTTCATAGCCTCTATTATACAGACCCCCACTGACATTGTAAATATTTGGGGGAAAAATAATGATCTTCGTAATCAAAATATTATGTCTAATAGTATTATGTCAAGTGCGTCGATGCCGATCCCTGCCTACCCTGGCAATAGAAAAACCCCTACCGTTTCCAGTAGGGGCTAATCTATTTTTATGCTACGCCATTACGCTTTGCACAATTTTCATCAAGCGGTTTTTCTCTGCGTTGATTACAGGGTCAAAGCCACTTGCACTTGCATAAATGCTTTCGTTGTTTCCACCACGAGCATTGCGATACCAATCCAAACGCTCTGTTAGTGCATTGAACGCACCCCAAGCAGTTCCGCTGATTGTGTTGTTGTATTGACCAATGTAAATGTCGTGCAACAAATCAATCTTGCCTGTGTGCTTCTTGATTGAACCCTTAGCGTCTTTCTCTGGTGCAGGGTAAGCGAGTTCGACAATCTTTGCAAACTGTGCATCTGTGATTTCAGTTTCAATCATCTTGTTTGCAATGAGAGAAAACTCGTCAATGTATTTGTGAGCAAGACCTAGTGCTTCACGAGCAACCGCAATTTTTCCTTCGGCTGTCTGTGTGTGTCTAATCTTGAAAGATTGCTTCGCTGCGTTCTTACCCTTGAATGATGATAGTGCAAGGTTGAGAGTGTTTGCACATACAACACGAACAGGTGTAATGCTTGCCTGAATTGCAATCGAACCATCGTGGCTTGTGTTGATGAGCAGGTAGTTATCAATCTTGTCTGCACGACCATTAGGGTCAAGAGTAATGCTGTCTTGCAATGCAATCGAACCAAACACTACACGCCCACCCTTGATTGAACCAGCAGTTTCCCAACGACCACCGCCATCAAGAATGTTGTCGCCAAATGAAAACAACTCTTCGTTTTGCAATGGCACATAACGCTCACCAACAATTCCTAGAACATCATTCTTAGCGTTGTCGAATGGGTTAGTGCGAGTTACGAACGAGTAAGACTTGTCGCTCTCAAATGTTTCTGGGATTACAACATCTTCAAGACGAACATTCCAATTGTCTAGGTGTGCAAGTTCCAACATCTGTTGGGTGTTTACTTCATCTTGAAATACAGTTCCAAGATTGTGCCAAGCAGGTTGGCGTAGAGAAGCGAAAGACGCTTCGCCTGTTGCTTCGTTTATTTCTAATTCGTGAGCCATAAGGTTCACCTTTCTATTTGTAGGGATTTCTAATAAGTCTATTTTACAGGATACCACCGACAAAGTCAATAGATTTTGGGAAACATTTCGGGGACTTCGTAAAGGTGTTCGTAAACTGATCTGGGGAAAAGTTATCCACAGGGGCATCGGTGCGGTTGGTGGGCCAGTTTGTCATCATGGCCCAGGATGTTAGCGTCCCCTGCTAAATTTCTTCTATCGAAACATCAGTGTCGTCTACTTCAAAGTCAGTTCCGCCAATGTCGTTTAGGGTTATGTCTAGGTCGTATTCGCTTAGTTCGATTTCTTCACCAAACGGAGCAGACACAGAAACTCTCCAACGACCAACAATCTCAAACTCTTTTACATTTTCAAGAGTAATGCCCATTTCGTGAGCAAGTTCGACAAACACTTCGCTCGTTGCTCCGTGGTCTTGTGCGTAAGTGCGAAGAACATTTTCCAACTTTACCTTGTAGTGAGCAAACTCGCTGTATACAGAATAGTAGCGTTGCTGTGTTTCGCCAACATTTACTCTGTGCTGCTCGTTCTCAACTTTTAGTTTCTCGTTCTCGGTTGTGAGAGTAGCAATCTGCTCATACAACTTAGAGAGAACAGGGTGGGTGCTTTCAGGGGTAGCGATGTTGAAATCAACAGTGCCGTATTCGTTTTCGTATTCGTTCATTATTATCCTTTGTTAGTTAGTTCAATTATACAGGGGGGCACTGACATTACTCTATGTCGCCATTCATTATTGCTTGTGCCATCTCTAAGCCCTTTAGGTACATTAGGGCTGGCAGGTTGTCGTGCTCTTGGTATCTCTGCTGTGCTTGCTTTATCTCGTCTGCAAGTATTTCCATAGGGGTCATAGTTCCACAACCTTTTCGATACCGAAATCGTGTGCCAAATCTTCTAGGCTGTCGCTGTGGAAAATACCCTTGTCTATCTGCTTGTGAATGTCTGCTGGAATAATAGGCTCGTCATTCTCGTCATACTCGTATTCGACACCTGCGTATTCAGCAATTTCTAGTAGAACATTTGGGTCAGTAATCTTGGCGGTATCAAGAATGTAAAGTTTGGTAGTCATAGTTTCGTCTACGCTCCACCAATCGCCATTCTCGTTTGCGATAATAATTGCCATTAGTTTCCTTTCTTAGTTGTGTGTCTAATTATACAGGTAGGGTAAGACATTAGGCTCTTAGCCAAGACAAATCAAACTCGTAGTCATTAGCAAACTCGGCAAGTCGTTCTTCGTCTTCGTCAAGAAGGGCAACGATAAAGTCAACTCTTGATAGTTCGTAGATGTCTTCTAGCAATGCCCAAGCCTTCGGGTATTTTTCGTGGAATAGGTCAGTATCAAAAGTGATAATGCTCTCAACGCCATAGTTTCCGTCTTCGGCAACATAAGCCTTGTATCCGTATTCGTATTTCATTAGTTAGCCTTTCTTTGTATGCGTCAATTATAGCAAGACCCACCGACATTGGCAAGGATTTGGGGGATTTTTATTCATCATCGTAAAGCAGGGTGGGGATCGCATCGGTGCGTTTCGATCAGGGCAGAAGAAAACCCCCACCGCTAGCAGTAGGGGTTCTTGATAGTTCTATTTATCAACTAACAACTTCATCACCAGATTTTGGTGAGTGGTGAGTCAGTTTAGACACTTGACTCAGGTGTTATGGCTTACGCCAATGGTTTTATAGCAAGTCCATTACAGACGAGTAAGTGCTTGCTGATACTTCTTCCTGTGCGGTTAGTTTGAGAACACGCAAGGTCTTCTCCAACATCTCCAACGGAGTGCTGTGCTCACGACCATACCAAGTGCGTGAGTTTGGGTCGCTCGGCTTCTCTGGTGCGGTAGGGAAACCAAGTGCGTTTGCGTCTAGGCGAACATCAACGCTTCCGCTGTATCCAAGTGAAACACGAATTGGCTTCTCGTATCCATCACCAACCAACTCTGGGTTTTCGGTAAGTGCCTTGATTGCCAATGATACCAATGACTTCTGGTAGTTAGAGTAGTCTGTCTCATACTGCTTTACATCAGCAGGGTAAGACGCAGACTTTGACTTGATGTCCGCAATCTTGTCTTCTACGAGAGTGATTAGTGATGCGGTTGGGACTTTGACGGCGAGTGCTCTTGCCATTTTATCTTCTTTCTTTTAGGGTTGATTTGTTATGTGTCTATTATAGCAGGGGGGTAAGACATTCACTTAGGGGCAGACATTTCTAGAATACCTACCCCTAAGCAAAAGGGATTAGTTAGACATTTCCATAGTGTGTGAGCAGTTATTTTCACAAAGACTTGCTCAGGTCTTTTCCCTACTAAAAGGGCTTTACTTGATAGTTGTCCAGCGGTCTGTGCCATTCACATCAAGACGGACACGGAAAGTGCCGTTCTTGTTTGCTACTACTTCCTGAACAATACCCGATACCTTAGATACTGCGGTAGTGAATGGTGAGCCAACCTGTGGTGCTGTGATGTTCGACATAGTGTCTTCTTTCTGCTTCATTTTTATACCAGCGGAATTACTGATACTCTATTGTCCCATAAAATCAAGTGAAAGTCAAGCATTTTCTCAATTATTTTTTATCTTTTTTTCATCTTGTTTTCTGGTACTCGTCTATTATACAGGGGGGGTACGACATTGTAGTGTAGCGACACGCCGTAATTTGGGGGAAAAAGATCGATCTTCGTAAACTAGTTTAGGGGGGGGGCACCGATGCCTGCCTGGCCCGAAGGCCAGCCAGTTTGTTATTGCTGTAAAATAAAATATACTATTACGATTATTAAAATAATTCCTATAAGATTTTCCATACTCTATTATCCCACACTCTCGCCAACTAATCAAGAGTGATTGCCACGCACAATAACCCAGATGAGTGCTTGCATTGAGCGAGGTGTCATTCCATACATAGTTGCGGTAGCGGTAACAGCGTCTGCTAATTTTTTGTATTGCGATTGCGTTGGTGACTTCTTTTCGATTCCAACTGCTCTCAACATCCATACATCTATCACGACTGCATTCTCATCACCAGCGATTGCTTTTGCGAATGCATTAGTCTTTGCACCATTCAATGCCTTGAAGCCTAATTCAAGTGAAGCGTTCGCCATACGGATGTTGTTGCCCAATGCAGTTACGGTTTCGCCTAGTGAGAATGCGATTGCTTTTGCAACATTCAATGACCAACGCTCACGAGGTGAGAATGCAGATACAACACTTGCACCCTTTTCAAGGGTAACGCCTAAGTTAGTTGCAACTTGGTCTGCTACTCTCTCAGCGTCAAGATACCACTTAGACGCTTGCTCAATTTGACCGTATGTTGCACGGCTTGCGATTGCAGAATAAGTTTCAATGTATTCGTTCATAGGGGTTGCCTCTCTTTGATTGATAGTCCTATTTTACATCTACCGTCTGACATTTGGGGGATTTTTTATGTCTATCGTAAATAGGAAAGATCTCCGCATCGGTCCCCGAAGGGACCCGAAGGCTAGCGACTACTCGTCATCACTTTCATCCCAATACTCATCGCCATCGCTAATCATTAGCCAAGCGTCAAGGTGTGCGTGTTCAGCAATTGCCCAAGCAGGTGCGGTGTTCATTCCACGCCAAGTTACTTGAAACGGCTCACCATTGCTGTCTACGCCATCGAACGGCATTGGAATCTCACGCTCTGCGTCACCATCTTTTAGTGCGTCAATTGCCTGAATACAAACTGGCACCATCACCTGTGGAATTGGTGGATAGTGATTACCCGATAGGTGCCAAGAGATTTGCTGTTCAAGAGTTGTTTCAGTTTCAGTCATACCAATTGCGTTGAATAGTCCCATTAGTTGCTCTCCTTTGTTGTTGAATCTATTTTACCATTAGGGTGTGACACAGACTGCTTGCCTATCATCCATGCCAAGTTAGTTACTTCGATTAGTTGCATTGATACCCATTCCTGTGCTTCGCCTAATTCTCTTTCATCTGCATCTCGCATCTTGAAGATTAAGTCCCACAGAATCTCTTTGGCATCGTCATAGTCCTGCTCAGTAATCGTCATCATCGTCTTCATCTCCGTAGTGGTCTGGGTCATCGTAGTCATCGTCATCATCTTGCCAATCTGCTCCCTGTTCGATTAGGCTGGTAAAGCCTTCGTTTGGGTCTACGCCTTCTGCCACAGTTGAAACGCCGTGGATAAAGCGTAGTGAGCAACTGTCGTCATACCAACGCTCAAGAGTGTCTAACATCTCTGCCTTGCTCATCTTATCGGCGGTAAGCAGATAACTTCCGTCATCATCACCATAGCCGTAAGTAGTCATCTTTGCCACTTGCTCTTTGTCCATAAGCACATAGATTTTGTGGCAGCCGTCAAACGCAATTCCCTTAGCGTGTGGCAAAACAATTTCTACATCAGTCCAATCAATCATTACTTGCTCCACATCTCAATAATTGTTTTGTATGCCTGTTCGGTAATCATACCCGACATAACGCCAATTAGGTATGCCTTGAAAAAACGGTCATACTTATCAACTGGGGGATTTTGTGTTTCGTTGTATCTTGCCAATACTACTTTTTCCAATTCGTCAAACATCTAGTCTGCCTTTCTTTGTTGGTCTAATTATACTTGGTGCCACCGACATTACTGCTGTTCAGCAATTGCCTTACGCTTGTTAGTCTGGCGTGAACCCTTGCGGTCGCTAGGTGTTTGGACTAGGTGTGGCGACAACATCAGCGAACGGAACAGTTCTGCCGAGTGTGCCTTACGCCTTGCTTCGTTTGCCTTGTTGAGTGGCTTCTTGTTCTTTTTCATAGTCCTATTATACATTAGGGGTAAGACATTCTGGGGAAATTTTATGGTGTGTCGTAAAAAGATCTAGGGGGGGGGCACCGATGCCCCGAAGGGCTTGGGCTAAAAGTCACCCTCGTAGATTGAGTATTCTTCACTCGCACATCCGCAACAAGGGCGGTCTTCACAATTACACATTAGTATCCTGCTTTCTCTAAAATGGCAAGCAACGCTTCTGCTTCTTCGTCAGTTAGTTTTGCGATAGACTCTTCGTTGATTACATTATCAAACATTTTTCTCCTCTGGGATTTCGATACCGTGGTCTGCTAGCATTTCATCAACCTGCTTGTCGGTGATACGAGCGGATAGTGTGCCATACATACGAGCGTAGATGGTTCGCTGGTCTGCGTTAGGGTCTAACTTTTCGAATTTCTTTTGTAGCAGGTCAATCTTTTTATACTTGTTCATAGTTGTCCTTTCGAGATGAGATAATTATAGCAGGGGGGTACGACATTACTTTTCGCACACCGCACACTCGCAGGGTTCGGTTTCGTCAAGTTCGCAAAACGCACAACCCTGCTTTACATTAGAGCGGAAGCAATAAACATAGTTTTGGTATTCATCGCAACAGATGAAACTTTCATTGCTTAGGTTTTGGTAAAAGTATGGGCTAATGGCGATTACATTGTCGCCTAGTGAGTTAGTAGTGAACATTGAGTTCCTTTCGTTGATAGTTCGATTATAGCAGTAGGGTAAGACACTACTTCCAATAGTCAGCAGGGAAATCAAAGTTAGCGATTAGAATTCGCTTGTAGTCTGCCCAATAGAACACTTCCAAGAGAGTTAGAATTTCGCTAACTCGGGTCATTCGTGGGTCTGGGTTTTCGTCTTCGTTAGAACCTGTAAAGTTCTCGGCTTCCAATTCTGCTTTTAGAGAGAGCAACTCTGTTTCCAATTCGTTCATAAGGCTATTATACATCTACCCACCGACATTGCTGGGGATTTTTTGGGGTGTGTCGTAAAAAGATCTAGGGGTCGGGACCGATGCGGTCGCCTGGCCCACCCACCTATGGTAGGCTTCTGCCAGACTCGCACTCTTCACAATTCTCTGGGCACTCTTCAGGGTCGCAGTCCTGACAGAACACAAAGCCTTGCCACAAGAAGCCACCTTCATCAAGGTCGAACTGCTCGTGGCAGGTAGAGCAAAGGTAGTAAGAAACATCAGCCATCAGAAATCATCTCCAAAGTGTCCATAGTCCTCGTCAGTTCCCCAGCCAGCAGAGGCGAGGGCATCCCCATCCATCCAATCGCCATCTTCCTCAAAGAACTCGTCATTGGTTTCGCAATCGTGTTCATCAAACTCAACCATTTCCATTGGCTTGTCTATGTTGAACATGCGACCGCAACCCGAGCATTTAGTGTATTCATATTCGTTCATGTGATACCTTTCTTAGTTGATTGAATTATAGCAGTAGGGTCTGACGCTAGCAAATCCAGTTCTCAAACATAACTACATTATCAGCGTTCTCGGTTTCGGGTGAGATACAAGAGTAGCAGAATACCTTAGTGCTAAGGTCGGTGTAGGTGACTTGGCAGACATCGTCAATGTCAAAGCCGTAGCCACAGATTTCGCAGGTGGTGTTGTGAAAGTTGGACATAGTGAGTTCCTTTCGATGATGCCACAATTATAGCAGGGGGGTCAGACATTGAGCCAGATCTTTTCGGGAAAAACTGGGGAAAATTCTTAAAGTGTCGTAAACGAATCTAGGGGTGGGGCCGATGCACCGACGCACTCGGGCGTGTCGGAATCTCGGGCGTGTCGCAACGCCTAACCGCTAACGTGTCTTGTCTATCAGTAGGTCAATAAACTGCTTGCGGTCTGCTTCTGGCAGAGTAGCAAAGGCCTTGCGGTCAAGGTAGCGAACACCATTGCGAATTTCTGGTGTAGCAAAAACGATAGCGGAAATACGCTCAACAAAAGCCTTTTCGCTTTTAGTCATTCTAGGTTTTCTCATTTGGTTTCCTTTCTTAGAAACGCTTAGTAGTGAACATTGGAGTAGTGAATTCAGCGGTAGGCACAAACTCAACTAGGTAGTCATCAGCATAAACAACTGATTCAGTAGAGATTCCACACTCGTGAAATTCTTCTAGGGTTTTCATCTCACGAATTGTGAGAGAGCGGAATTCTTGCTTACAAGAATCGCAATTAGATTCATAGAATCTATCGTTGTAGTGATACATAAGTATCCTTTCTTAGTAGTCATCTTATTATTTGCTTTTGGTTTATTTGCTATTTCTAGGCTCACCCAAAAGGCTCAAAGATTTATTTTGTTATGTCTTGATTATACAAGGGGGGTACGACATTGGAAGCCCTTTTTGGGGGTGTGTCGTTACAAACTTTTCTCTATTTATTTGTAGGTTTTCACAACTAGCAGTCGCATTGTGAGTAAGACTGGTAGCAGTCTGGGCAGGTGTTGTCAGCGGTATCCCACTGCTCATCTAGGCTGTATCCGTTATTCATCTGTATCCTTTCTAACTAGTCTTAGACTAGCATAGGGGTCTGACATTTAGGGCCACGACACGCCCAAGATGAAAAAACTCACAGGAATTGTTAACCTAGTTAAATCGGCACCGATGCGACCTCCTACATCCCTTTATTTATAAGGGTTGTAGAGCCGTTTAGATCAAAATGGCGGTGCGTTATCCGCTTCACCCTTGCGGTATCCCCAAGTCTTGCCTAAGCGATACGCAAAAAAAACTAACACAATGTCGATTAGCAAATTGAATCCGTTGTAAAAAAACATTACGCCACCAACTTTTTTTCGTAGTATTCAATCCAAGATTCAAACTCTGTTTTTGGAATCATTCCAAAAACAATTGCTTCAAGATAAGCGACAAATGAAATGTCATTTTCATCAACTGCTTCAAGTTGGCACAATTCAATTCGGTCTTTGTTGAATGAAGCAAGAGCCTTAGCCTTGAACATTTTTTCTAATTCGTATTTTTCCATTTAGTTTTCCTTTCGAATGATTTTATTTTACAGCAACCCTACGACATTTAGTTTTCGGGTTCTAGTTGGCCTTGTGCGTATTCGATAGCGTAGTCTAGGCCAACGCATACATCACACTCTTTTAGGTCTTCATCACATTCCAACTTTTGATTCATTAGAGCGATGATGATGTTGTGGCGAGCAAGGTTGCGGTTTAGCAATTCGATTTTCTGGTTCATTAGTTTTCCTATTCTTAGTTAGTTAGATTCTATCAGTAGCCTACGACATTATGATTCGTAGGGTTCTGGGCAATACTCACTGAAACGATAAGAGTTCTTTCCTGTTTCGATAGTGTGAAGCCACGCATTGCCAAAGCGTGATTTGTGAATGTGAACGCCACACATTGAGCATACGCCAAAGTAGGTGTTGTCTAGGCGGTAGCCTTGACGGATTTCTAGGGCTTTGAAATTGGTGCTAGTGAACATTTAGTTCCTTTCTTTTTATCTACCTTGATTCTAGCATAGGGGTATGACATTGGAACGCTTGAAACGCCCTATTTTGCCCTATTTTGAAATTGTTTACCTATTATTCATTTGATGAATTTTTCCTGTGAATGTTTCTCGGGCGTGTCGGGGATCGGTGCAGCACCTATGACACTGGTGCGAGTGATTGTTAGACTTGCTCCCACCACTCATCACCAAAGGTTGCTAGGCGGTCTACTTCTGCCCAGAACGCTACGCCATCAAGGGTAGTTCCCATTGCCGATAGTTCGGTTGCGATTTCGATTTGTAGTTCAGTCATCTTGTTTCCTATCTCTTGTTAGTTCTATCCTAGCCTATGGCTACGACATTGTGGGTAGTGAGAGATTCGAACTCTCATCTTACGCCCTAGCCTATAACGATAAGTTTCACGCCTAGTATCTAAGTGTCTCTTAGGTTGCTTTACCAATTAAGCCAACTACCCTTATTTATTTATATTTATATCTTAGCCTATGGCTCTGACATTGTGGGTAGTGGAAGAATTGAACTTCCAATAAACGCTCAGTTGCCTAGATACTTCGCTAACGCTTCTTCTGCTGTTTCCTGATTCTTTGAGTTTGTGATTCCGTTTCACTAACTACCCTTATTTATTTATAGTTCTATAGTATAGGGGGGGTCTGACATTGTCAATGCGACACGCCGAAAGATCGAAATTTCTTTATAACAGGTTGATAACAGGCATCGGTGCGACCCTCTGACACCCTTTGTTTATAAGGGTATCAGGGGCGACACTTTTAGAAGGGTGGCAAATTCGCTTCTAGGTCATTTTCCAATTTGCTAATTTCTTTTAGCAACATCAAGACAATTGAGATTAGAGTGATTACCATCACAACACTACCAATTGCGAAAATCGAAAAGATAAAAAATAGTTCGTTCATTAGTTGCTCTCTTTCATTACAGCATCAATAAATTTTGCGTGGTCAAAACGCTCGTTGTCTTTTCCAAACATCTCAGCAAACTTTTCAGCAATGTTTGCGAGAGTGATGAAATCAATTTCATCAGCAACTGAATTTAGAATTTCAGCGGTAGAGATGTAGTCTTTTCTAGTCATCATTTTTTTTATTTCCTATTCTTATTGGTTGATTAGTATCGCAATTGCGACAACGACAATTATAGCAATAGCCACAGACATTAGACTACTTTCCATTTAGGTAGTAGTCCAACATCATTTGGCGTTGGTCATTAGTTAGAATTGCCCAAGCAAACCCTAACGCTTTCGCATAAGCAAGGTTGCTAGCCTGCTCGGCGTTGTAGTTGGTTTCTTCCTTGACGCTCTTAGCGATAGTAAGAATGATTTCGTTTAGTTGAGTGATGTTAGACATAAGTTGCCCTTTCTTGATAGTAGTTAGATTATAGCAGTAGCCTAAGACATTAGGCGTGTGTTTGGCAGTAGCCGTTCCAATTGTCTTTGACGGCTTTGCCTTCGCATTGCGATACAGGGCAAATACCCTGTTGCTTCTTAGCCCAAATACTTTCACTCGCAAGGGCAATTTTCGCACCTGCGGTGTTTAGGGCTTTGGTTGTTGCTTTGGTGTTCATTATTCCTTCTTTCTAACTACTACTACATTACCACAAGGGTAAGACATTGGAAGGCCTTTTTGGGGGTGTTTTGCGACTTTCCCGAAAGAATTCATCAGGTTAATTCTTCCTGTGAATTTGATCGAAATTTGCATCTCGGGCGTGTCGGGGACCGATGCAGACCTCCGACATCCCAGTATCTATAAGGGATGTAGGCGGTATGGCCTTACAGCCTAGCGGTTTTCATCCCTGCGGAACATTGCGTACAATCCCCACATCATCAAGCCAGCACTGCTCACCATAAACAACAACGCTTGTGAAACTAGCGGTGGTGCGAAAAGCGACATTGCTACTGAGAGAATTCCAATTGAGAGAACAAAGAAACTCATTACTCTAAATTCTTGCTTATCCATTTTTTATTTCCTATTCTTTGATTAGTTAGATTGTACCATAAGGGTAAGACACTACGAGATTAGGTGTCCTTGCAATTTCGATTCTACAATCTTGATTGCCATACGCAACCCTTCGCAAACATCACACTCTCGTGAATCTTCATCACACTTTATGACTGAATCCCAAAGTGCAATTACAATTTCGTGACGTGCAACATCTTTGGTTAGCATTTCGATCTGGTCTTTCATTTATTTCCTATTCTTAGTTATCTTGATTGTAGCATAAGGGTATGACACTACTCAGGTAGTGGCAACCCATACTCTACACAGTGGCAGTTATTCTGCGACCACTCGCAACTTGGGCAGTATCCACCCTTTAGCAATGGCATAGCGTCTAACTCTGCCATTTCCTTATCAAACGCAATAGCGTCTGCCATTTCCAATTCATCTAGTGTCATTATGACCTTTCTTGTTATTTCGATTGTAGCATAGGGGTCTGACACGCTGTTAGAATCTAACAACGCTCACAACATCACTCATTGGGATTCCCCTATTGCTAAGGAAACTTCCCCAAATCTCAGCAGGTACTTCCAATACCTGTCCATCAACTAGTGTTATCTTTACAAATTCCATTTTGTATTCCTTTCTATCTACTACTTACATTAGCATAGGGGTCTGACATTGGGGGGTGCGACACGCCGATCTTTTGGCATTTATTATAACGAAATGGTAACAACGCACCGATGCGTTCGTTATCAATCTGTTACAAAAAACATCAATTTATGGGCGTGTCGTTAGGGTCAATGTCGGTGGTATGGTGTAGTGTAGACAGTAGTTAGAGATAGGAAACAGATGAACGGTTGGACATACGACGAGCAATTCGACACGGCAGATAACACCTGCCCTGATTGCGACAAGGCGTATTCCCTATGCTCTTGTGAGTAGTGTCTTAGGGTAGTGCTAAACTAAATAAGTAAATAACAATGGATGAGCCTTTTAGGTGAGCCTCGCAAGAGCAAATAAACTAAAAGCAAATAAGCCCTAATCGAAAGGAAATCAATGTCTATAAAAATCTATGATGTTGAATGTGATGAATGCCAGAAATGGTTCGCAACGGATGATGTGTTCAATGTAGAATTCGCTGATAACAGTATGTGCGTGTATTGCTCAAAGTGTCTTGATGTTGCTTCAATGGTGTTTGAAATTGTTGATGTATGGAAATCAAAAGATAGGTAGCGTGTCTGTGGCTACTGATACAATAGGACTAACTAAGAAAGGTAAAACTATGCTAAAAGCAATCGCAATCGCAAAGGCAACTAATTTTGTCGTGCGTGAAATCAAGAAGTTTGATGTGAACGTTTCTGTCGATAAGGCAACATCAAAAGTCATCATCTCTATCCAACGAAAAAAGTAGTTGATTAGTTTCACAATTCTTGTTTTGAATAACTCTTGATGATAGGAAAATAAAATGGGTGTTGAAACTATTTTGCTAATTGCTGTGCTGTATGTTTTGCTAAAAGATAAGAAGGCCGATAAGAGTGAGTAAACCTTTTATGTTTACAGGCTTAGGGGTGTCTTTGCTAATCGCTTGGAATTTTATTTCGACAATAAATTTTGGTGCGGTGGCAGGGTGTGTCGCTGGATACACGCTAGTGGACTTTTTATTTTATTAGCGTGGCACCAGGGGTCATCACTTTATTTTTTATTGTGGTGGCACCAGGGGTGATCGTTTTTTTATTTTATTAGCGTGGCACTGGGGGGTATTGCCAAAACAATCTCCCTATCTTGAGCAAGATCATTACAATTAGACAATGTGTAAAACAATCTAATTAGTTTTGCTTGTGTGCTCACTATATCGTTTTGCGTATTTTTTGCTAGTTGTGTATCATACATCTCTACAAAATATTCAGATTTTGTCCAAATCAAAATTTTTTCAGATTTGCCAGGTATGTATTATAACATTTGTATAACGAAGGCATAACTTTGGCGGTATGGTAGAATTAACCATGACTATTCCTGATGTCCCTAATGAGATCAAAAAAGAATGCAAATGCAATAACTGCAAATGCAAGAATAACTAACCTAGTTCGCTAGAAATGTTTCGGGGTATAACAAGAGCCACAGGCTCTCTTGATCACCAATGCCCAATAGGACACTTAGCATTCTCTAATGTAGTCTTTAACTTCATAAAGCAGCCACACTGGTTGCATCTCTTTGATCGTTTATTGAAGAAAGGGCACTCGTTACACTTTGATAGGCGGAATTCGATCATCTCTCTGTCTGATCTTGGCTCTGATGGGTCAAATAGATCGAAGAAGGTAACGTCTTTAGCAGGTTCTCTTACCAATTCATCTCCTCGTTGTAAGTAACGGAATATTCCCCTCCGAAGATCTCGGCATATGAGATTATATCCTTATTATATTTTATCACAGTATTCTTGCCAACCCTGTCAGTCATATACTTAATACCTGTCGCAAGGGGCCTATGTGACAAATTGAGACTAGTCAAGGTATCATTCATTTGTTCTATGTACCTGGCTTTTCCAAGGCGTTTAGATACAAAGCCTTGTGCTGGATGCTTTTCTGCAAGTTCTTCGATAAGTAGAGATATTTCTTCGGTAGGTTCGAATACGAGGTCAAGTTCAAGATGCCTCATCCGTTCCCACCAATTCCTCATGTTTATGCCGTAACTTTCTAAATTCTTATAGGTAGAATCGGCATAGGACATGTATGCTTGGGTTGTGGCGGATGTGGGTACTCTTGTTGCGAACGAAATTAAAAACGCCGTTGCATATGGGTATTTATCCGTATACTTATTCACGCCGTAAAAAACATTGGGATTGAAAGACCTGGGCGACATGTTATCCCCCGAACTTAGACGCTGGTGATTTCCGATCGAAACAAAATCCGAAGTATTCATGTCGCAGTCTACAAACAAGCACTCTTTCGGGTCTACGCCCTCCGCTAAGACGAGAACGTTCTTATCGTAGGTTCCAACCACCACCGAACCGTTAAAGGCCTCTAAGAGCCTTGCAGAGGTGAATCCGTCAATATCGGGTGAAACGATTAATTGTTTTGAATGGTCAAGAGTTGCGAGAATCTCTGTTTTCATTATTTAAATACTCTCTTATAATTATAGTATTATGTCTTTGGAAGCATGGATAGGAACAACCGTAGGTATCCTAACAATTATAACATCAGTCGCTCTTGGTATCAAGTGGCTAGTCAAGCATTATTTTGACGAGATCAAGGCAGAATTGAAACCTAACAGTGGATCTAGTTTAAAAGATCAGGTTATCAGACTAGAACGAGAAATGGAATTAGCAAATCAAAAGCGTAGAGACATGTCTAACAAATTAGATCACATGTACGAAATCTTGCTAGATTATATCGCTAACAATCAAAGACCAAAAAAGTAAAACTCGCAAAACTTAAAACCGATTATTATATATTATATATATAAACTATACTATAGTTAATATATCTTATATATTTTATATATCTTATATATAGATATATATTATACACACAAATTTGTTTTGTCAATCCCTTTTTATGTAACAATTGTGTAAACTTTTTGTAACAATTACGAAACAATACAAATGTGATATAATTTATATACTGGTGCCCAGGGCTGTCTCTCATACCCACCGCCTTGGGCACTAGTTTTTTATTATGCTGTTATAATTAGTTTATGACTATTCAAGATCAATTTGGGCAAAAGCCTATTAATTTTAAGTGGAATGTTGTCCGTGGTGACACAGCCAAACTTCGTATCGAATTCCTAGAGAACGACGAATCCACATACCTTGACATCTCTGATTGGACATTTGTGTCATCTTCTTATGATACCAAGGGAGAGGCTCTTGACGAACTTGATGTTGTTGTTGGCACAGGTTACGTTGATATTATAGCAGACTCTGACATTACTGAAAACTGGGGGGTAGGCTTCTCTTCAGTCGTAGCCGAACTGGCGTTTGATCTAGAGGTAATCATTGATAACGAAATCTGGACACCAATTATCGGAACAATCGTAGTTGCTGCTGATGTCTCTGGTGGTCTATAATGGCTGTTATTAGAGTCTCTACCCCAAGACCAGAACTACCGCCAGTCATTCGCATTGGTCAAAAAGTTTATAAAATAAATAAATAGGTTTTGTAGTGTATAATAATCTTTGGAGGAATTATGGCATTTCCAGGCACATATAATATTAATTACTATAGGGGAGACACCCTAGAATTTCGTATCTACCCGAAAGATGCAAACGGAAACACGTTTTCTCTTTCTGGCTTTAGCACTGCAAAGTTTTTTATTCAAACACAACGAGGTAATGCAGGCTATGCATCAAGAATAGAGGGTGTTGCTACAATTGCTCCAGACTTCTCATATGTTCAGTGTGCTATTGCACCAACTGACCAGCAAGGACTTTCTCTAACGGCAGGAACGGTATATGTTTATGACGTAGAGGTTTCTAAGACCGTACCTGCATCATATAACCTAGTCTACACACTCTTGACAGGGACAATCTCTGTAACAGATCACGTATCTGGAACGGTGGCCCCATAAAATGGTTGACATTGTATTGGATTCCGAAGAACTTACCGTACTCGGAGGACCTTCTCAGGTATCTGTTCAAGTTGACCTAGGGGCCGAGGGGGACAGGGGTTCAATTTTTATTGTAGTATCGTCTGACCCCACATCATTAACAGAAAACAACGAACTTGAGGGCAATGTTCTTCAGGCTTTTGATATGTGCATTAACACTCAAAATAAAAAAATGTATCAGTATGTTCCTGGCGACGGTGGAGCACTTGTTTGGGTAGAAATCCTATCAATAATCCCAAATACTTACAGCGTAAACAAGACTGTTACATTTTCTAACGGAGAGGCAACAATCTCTAATATTGCAGTTACTAGCATTGTTGATTCTGGATCTGTGTCTGGGTTAACTGCAGCAAACTTTAATGTCCAGTATTCTATCTTGGGTTCCTCACCAATTGCATCGTCTATTTCTGTGTCAAATCCTTCTAACGGTAACCTACCAATTAACCTCTACGCTACCGAATTTGATGGAACAACATGGAGCGATCTATCTGGATCAAAATCAGTACACCTTTTCATTACTGTGGTATAATTTTATTGGTGATTAATTATGGCTGAATCTATTGGAAATCTAATTCCTACTCAAATGCCGTCTCTAGATGAGAACGCAGACATTCAGGCTGCCTTGCGTTTGTACCACTATGGAACAGCGTACGACCCAGACAACACAGACCCAGCAGAACTTGAAGCAGAGTCTATTGCTGGATACATCAATGATCTTGATGGAAGAATTGCTTCTGTAGAAGACTCTGGGCCAGGTAGCGAATATAGTGCTACTATGCCAACTGGAATTCCAGATGGATATATTTGGGTAGATTCTACTCAATCTCTAGGAGCACAGCCTGGACTTGTAGCAGCATATCAAACAACAGCCCCATCTACGCCAGTTCTTGGATCTTTGTGGGTAGACAGCACAGACACCAACGACCTATCTTTAAAAGTCTATGATGGAACTACCTGGAAGGTGATTGTATAATGGCAGCAACTAAAAGCAACCAGTCAAGAGTTGCCTATGTATTTAAAGAATCAACTCCTGCAGGAAATGGAAGTTGGCACCCAATTATTGGAATCGCTAGCACCAACGCAGATTACACATGGACTGGCACACACACATTTAACGACCAGCAAGTAACCTTTGAAGAAGTTGTAAAGGCCCAGGGCGGTGTCAATAATTTTGAAACAGAGTCTGCTCGTGACGCAGCAATTCCATCACCAGATCACGGAACTGTAGCATTCGTAAAGACTGTAAACGGAGTTAACACCGCAAACCAGATTCAATATTATTCTTCTGTAACAAGCAAGTGGGTAAACTACGCAGATACCGCATTTGTTGCAAAGACCTCAGACTACACAATTGCTTTGCCAGATTCATCAAAGACAATCACAGTAAACTCTGGCTCAACAGTAACAATCACAGTCCCAACAAACACATCTGTTCCATTTGCCATTGGCACAAAGATTGATTTTGTTGGACTCGGCAGCGGTACCGTGGCATTTGGAGTTGCTAGCGGAGTAACCCTTAATAGCAAAAACTCTTGGCTAAAACTTAATGCACAATATTCTGGTGCAACCCTAATTAAAATAGATACAAACACTTGGGTACTAATTGGTGATTTGAAGTCTTAGGAGAGGTGACAGTTTGGGTTCAATTGGATATGTTGCTTCGTCTTGGTCTAGAGTTATAGTTCCAAGCATTATTGGGCTATCTTCTACAGTAGCAAACTCAACACTTGCATCTGCAAACCTATCTGTGGGAACAGTCACAACAACAACAACTGGAGCAACCTCTGGAAACAATGGAACGGTTGCCTCTCAATCACTTTCTGCTGGCTCAGATGCAGAAAGATCAACATCAGTTTCTTATGTAACATATAATTATGTTGAGCCACCGCCAGGAGTTTTGGGTATCTGGTATTCATATTGTGAGCCAAACTTTGGACCTTCTGGGCCAACCTTTGCAGCAAATACAAACTGTGTTGATAGATATAATCTATTAAATAACCTTGGAGAAATTGGCAGTAGTTGGAGTTGTGCTGTTGGTTATGACAATGACCCAAACAAGGCTGGAATAACCGCACCAGACTGTAACTAAAGAACGTCTATTAAACTTCTGTAACTAATCTTAGAATACTTCCCACCAAATTGGGTAACTGACTCTACTCTAGTTACTTCGCCTTTTCTTGGGGCATGAATCATAAGTCCATCACCAATATAGATACCAACGTGATACGCAGTCTTATACCCTTTGTATTTAAAGATTACGAGATCCCCAGGCTTTGGGTTGTTGGTTGCTCTTCCAGCAATCTGTTGTTTAGAAGCCCTGTGCTCTAGGGGGATATCAAGTTGCTCATAAAACCACATTGTTAAACCAGAGCAGTCCCATCCAGAAGGAGTACTTCCAGAAAAGACGTACCAGGTCTTACCGACCGTTGATTTTAGTTTCTTGACCACGGACTTGACTTTTAGTCCATTATTAACCAGGGTTTGATTTTTTAGATAATGATCGCTCAGTATGGTTCTTTGGGGTTGCACATTAAAAACCGAACTAACGCTAGTCTTTTTCTGATAAACGTTGTTTGGGTCTTCTATTAATTTAGCACCTGCTGGTACAGAGCAGGTTGTTATCGTTAGGACCACAAGTCCTATTGCAGCAATTTTAAATTTCATTTTGCTACCTCCTTATTTTTTATGTTGTTACTCTACCGCCGATATAGCACGGTATTCTGGCAGACAGTATTCTTTATGAAGTAGAGTCTTGTAAAGCAAAAACTTCCTTTTAAGGGGAAGTAGTCATAAAATTATACCATATTTTGAAGCAAAATCAAAATAAAGAATCGTGATATAATTAACCTTATGGCATCAGGCGAATCATTAAATCTAGAACTCCCATATCCTTTGGAGTCAGATCCAGTAAACGTTCACGGAGACATTAAAACTCTTGTTGACAAACTTGACATTGTCCTACCATCTGCATCTTATGTAGAAATTCCAGTTATCAATAAAAGCGGATCAACTCTACCAGCAGGAACACCAGTATTCGTTACTGGTCACGATGGAACCAATATTGAAGTTGATATTTTTACACCAGAAGTTACAAATCCAATTCTAGGTCTTTCAAAGGCATCTACGCTAAATAATGCTGTTGGCATTTGTGTTACCGCTGGAATTTTGTCTGGCATAAACACTTCTGGTTTTTCTGAAGGAGCAACATTATATGTTGGACAAAACGGTGGGCTTGACGATAGCATTCCTACAGGAGGAAGTCCAGCGGTTGCTATAAACGTACTTTCTGACGCAGCAAACGGAATTGTAATTATTGGAGCCAAAGGCTCACCCACCTGGGCATCACTTAAGTCTGGTCTTTAAGTAATTAGTGGTATAATTTTATTATGGCTAGATCAAACATATATGACCTTGGTAGTATTCCTCCACAAATTGTATGGACAGTTGTTCGTGGAGACACTGCGTCATTTCGGGTATTCGTAACAGACGACGCAAAGTTACCTCTTCTTATTTCAGAATGGACAATTAGGGCAGATATTAAAAGAGCAGGAGAACTAATTGTTTCTCTATCACCAGAACAAAAAGATACAGACGGAGAGGGAGAGTTTACCGTCTCACTACTTGACTCAGAGTCAGAAGAATTAGAAACTGGAGATGTGTTTGATATTCAGTTGTCAAATGATCTTTATGTGTGGACAGTTGCTCAAGGCAAAATGGCAATTATTGAGGATGTAACTGACTAATGGGAAAGATAACTCTGACACAGACAGAGTATCCTGTTGTAAAAAGATTTACTCAAACAGACTATCCTAAAAAAGTCAAAATATCTCAAAAACCAATTAAGGTAAAAATTAATGACAATCTTCCTTTTCGTATCAAGTTTTTGCCAGGTGTCATTTCGGAATTTAATCCAAACAATCCAGCCCCTATTGGCATAGCCGTTATTGGTGTTAATAACTATATTCTTTAAGATAATGATATAATAGGTTATATGGCTAGAGTAACCCTAAACCAAGTAAAAGAAAAATTTGAATCTGGAGACAGACCTACACAGGCTGACTATCTAGATCTTATTGACACACTTGTTCAACAGGCTACTGATTTGGGTTCCGCTGGAAACAACGAGAATACCGTAAATGGTATTGAAAACGTGACAACAGTAGACTCATACAGTGCAACTACTTGGAGATTCGTAAAGTATTTAGTTACAATTTCTAAAGCATCTTCAAATCAGTTCTACGCCACAGAGATTTCCATACTTTTTGACGGTACGAATATAAACGTCACTGAGTATGGCACACTAGACACGAATGGGGATATTGGAACCATTAGCGTCTCTAAGTCAGGAGATACAGTATCACTTATTGTAACTCCTGGAGCAATAAAGCCAGTCACTGTGCGATTCGCTCGTATGGGACTTAAGGCATAAACTAAGGAGATAAAAAATGGCAACAGTCGATAAGGACTTTAGAGTCAAACACGGCCTAGTAGTTGAAGGAACTACAGCAACCGTAAATGGTGAAGATGTAATCACCACAGGAAGCACTACAGATGATCTACCCGAAGGTAGTACCAATCAGTATTTTACATCACAAAGAGCAATCGACGCAGTATCGTCAGAAATTACAACAGAGGTTAACACAGCAATTGATGCACTGGACACAGATGACATCGAAGAGGGTGTTACCAACCTCTACTACACAACAGCCAGAGCAAAGGGCGATGCAGCAGACTTGCTAACAAACGCAACTCTAACAAACATCACTATTACTGGAAACGAAGATGGTCTAACAATTACCGCTGAGAATGGCGTTGCTGACTCAGATACTGACGACCTCACCGAAGGTGTAACAAACCTTTACTTCACAAACCAAAGAGCACTAGATGCAACTGCTTCGGCATACGATGCAACTGGCACAGCACAGGGAATTGTTGATGCACTAGACACAGACGACATTGAAGAAGGTGTAACTAACCTCTACTTCACTAACCAACGTGCACTAGATGCAACAGCATCAGCGTATGACCCATCTGGCTCTGCATCTACAGCCGAAACCAACGCAAACTCATATACCGATACCGCAATTGGCGGACTTGACACAGATGACATTGAAGAAGGAGTAACCAATCTCTACTTCACCAATCAACGTGCACTTGACGCAACCGCATCGGCATACGACGCATCTGGTGCTGCTTCTACAGCAGAGACAAACGCAAAGGCATATGCAGATGACCTAATTGGTGACGTTACAGTTGACGGAACTGCAGGCAACACAATTACAGACAGAATTGCTACCGCAGTATCAGATCTAGTTGACGGTGCACCAGCACTTCTTGACACACTAAACGAACTAGCAGCAGCAATTAATGACGATGAATCATTTGCTACTACAATTGGAACACAGATTAGCGGAAAGCAAGACACACTAACCGCAGGCACTGGCATTACAATTGATCAGATTACAGACACAATCTCTGTAACCGCAGACACCTACGATGCATTCGGTGCAGCAGCACAGGCACTTTCAGATGCAGAAGACTATGCAGATGGACTTGCATCTAACTACGATGCAGCAGGAACCGCATCTGGCCTAGTAGATGACCTAAAGGATGGAACTACAGCATTTACCGCCGTAAACATTGACTCTCTTGCAAAGCAGGTAGCAGCAACAGCAACATCTTTGGGAAGCGTTGTAGTTACAGCATACCAGTTCCCTAAAGCATCATACAAGACAGCAAAGTTCCTTGTTAAGATTGACAACGGCACAGAAAATGAAGTAAGTGAGGTATTGTTAACACTAGACTCAGGAGACAACATTGCTATTACAGAATATGCAATCGTTGGTACAAACGGATCTAGAGGCACAATTACTGCAGATATTTCTGGATCGAACGTTAGACTACGAGTTAACCCAGTAAATGATTCAACAATCAATGTTGTTGGAACACTACTTGTCTAATAAACATTAATAGAATACCCCCCATGAAATACTGGGGGGTATTTTTGTTCCTAATTAATGGTATAATTAAAAACAGGAGACTACCTTGACCACTAATAATAAAGACTTTAAAGTTAAGAATGGCCTTGCCGTAAATGGCAGCGGTTCATTCGGTGGCCCAGTCGTTGTTGGTAGTCCAACAGACCCAGATCATGCAGTAACAAAAGAGTATTTAGACGCAGTGATATCTGCACTCCCAGGAAGTAATCTAGATGGTGGAGATGTCGATGGAGCAACATATACAGATGGCGGTACCCCAACAACAGAAGTCTGGGACGCAACAATTGATGCTGGAAACATCGAATAATTATGTTATAATTAGTTTATATATGCTTGGGTAGACCCCATTAGGAGAATTTAAATATGGCAACAAGAATGCTACAGAGAAGAGGAACTGCTGCTGAGTGGACCGCTGCAAATACAGTTCTAGCAACAGGTGAGGTTGGTTTTGAAACCGATACTGGTAGATTTAAGATTGGTAATGGAAGTACAGCCTGGAACTCTCGTCCATATGCTGCTCCTGCACCTAACGCCGTGTCTGATCACGCTGCCCTTACTACAAACGTACATGGAATTGAAGACACCTCTGATTTGGTTGTTACTGCTGATCTAGCCTCTCTGGCTCCTCTTGCTGGCCCTACTTTTAGCGGTACTGTAACCCTTCCTAACACAACCTCTATTGGAGATGTAAGTGCTACTGAACTTGCATACGTAAATGGTGTTACAAGTGCTATACAAACCCAACTAGACGCAAAACTAGCATCTGCTACCGCCTCTACTACTTACGCCCCACTATCTGGACCTACATTTACAGGAACGGTTGTTCTACCAAACACAACTTCGATCGGAGACGTTAGTAGCACTGAACTGGGATATGTAAACGGAGTTACCTCTGCTATTCAGACTCAGATAGACGCTAAAGCCCCAACTGCAGATCCAACCTTTACAGGCACTGTATCAGGTGTAACAAAGACTCACGTTGGTCTTGGCAACGTAGACAACACCTCGGATGCTAATAAGCCTATTTCTACTGCAACACAAACAGCACTTGATGCAAAGGCATCACTTTCAGGAGCAACATTTACAGGCTCAGTTGAGATCGATCAGGACCTCGTTGTTGACGGAAACCTTACCGTAAACGGTACTGAATTTATAGCATCTGCCACCAGCATTACAATTGAAGACAACATGATTCAGATTGCTCACACAAATTCAGCAAACACCGTTGATCTTGGTTTAGTAGTTGGATACAATGACGGAACAGCACAACATGCAGGTATCGTAAGAGATGTATCTGCTAACATCTGGAAAATTTTTAAAGGAGTAGAAACCGAACCAGCAACAACAGTTGCTTTCGGTGAAGGTTCTCTAGATGATCTAGCAGTCAATAACATTGAAGTAGCAGGCGTTGTTTTTACTGACGGCACACAGACTAAGGTTGGCGTACCGTCTATCACCACAATCTCGCAGAAGACCGATTCATACACCCTCGCCTCCTTAACAGAGCGTGACACAATTATTGAAATTAATAAATCAACTGGAACTACCCTGACAATTCCTACAGATGCAACAGTAGATTACCCAGTAGGAACTACACTAGACATCATCCAGACTGGCTCTGGTCAGGTAACAATTGCAGGTGCTGTGGGCGTTACTGTTAATGCTACGCCTGGATTAAAGTTGCGTACTCAGTGGTCTTCTGCTACACTATTAAAGAGAGCCTCAAACACTTGGCTTGTGTTTGGTGACCTAACCGCATAGTAAGGACCACGGATGAGTAAAAGAGCAGGAAGAAAGTCGCAGTCGCAAAACGACTTTTTGCAGCCCTCTACGCCAGTAAGCGTATCTGCTACTGACGTAGGAACTAACCGAGCATTTAACAACGGAGCAGCCACAGTAACCTTTAGCCTACCTGCTGGTTCTCCTGCAGCCACCTCATTTACCGCAACCTCTAGCCCAGGTAGTTTTACAGCGACTGGATCATCGTCACCACTAACGGTTGAAGGATTGCAGTCAGCCACTTCTTATACATTTACTGTTACCGCTACCAACGCAGCAGGTACCTCTAGTGCATCTTCAGCCTCTACAGCAATCACTGCTACTACTGTTCCTAATACCATTGGAACTCCAACTGCAACCGCTGGAGTTGACTCAGACACATTATCTTGGACCGCCCCCTCAAATGGTGGTAAAACCATCAATCTTTATAGGTGGACATCATCTGATGGAAAAACTGGAACAACTACATCAACCTCTGTAACAATTAGCCAGGAAGCAAACACTGCTCAGACGTATCAAGTTCGTGCAGAAAATGACAACGGTAATGGAACGTATTCTGCTAATTCTAACAGTGTAACGACGCTACCCCCATACTTCCCACCATATTTTCCTCCATATTTTCCTCCATACTTCCCACCCACCTTTGGCCCATATTTCCCACCTTACTTTGGTGGCTTTGTAGGCACATAACAAGATAACAATTAGGAGAAATGAATGACTGAAAGAACTTGGACATCAGAAGAAGAACTAGCACCAGGAATATTTGTGTACCACGATGCACTTCCTAACGGCATGGAAATAATCAAAAGACTAGAAGCCGTTTTAGAAGACCCTACAAGCCACTATGGATATGCTGAAGCCATGGTTGGTTATGCACAAAAGATGCCTGAGTACCGTGATTGCTACGATTTCAAATATAAGCGTACAGACATAGATAGCGATCAGTCCCCTGCTGGCGATGAACTTAGAGATATTTGGGATGTAGTTCACAACTCCATGGTTGGCCCAGTTGCAGACTATTGCCAAAGATTCCCTATTGGCGAACTTAAGTACTGGGAGGCTAATAACTTTATTAAGTATGGACCAGGGCAACACTTCCAAGAGCACACTGATCATGGATTCTCATATAACAGCACTCTATCTGCGGTACTCTACCCTAATGATGACTATGAAGGTGGAGAATTGTTTTTCCGCCTACAAGGCCTTAAGGTAAAAGCAAAGGCTGGAGACCTATTCTTGTTTCCATCAAACTTTATGTATCCACACCGAGCAATGCCAGTAGAATCTGGATTTAAGTATTCTATTGTTACCATGCTTGACTACAGTGCAAAGTTCCACACTCCAGAGATGTACAAAGAAACTGGAAACTAGTAACCTAGTTAACTTTAACAACTATACATAACCTTAAATTTAGGAACCGCAATTGACAAACATAATTAAGTTTTTTTCTAATCGTCCATGGCTAACTGCTAACAGCATCTCCAAGCCCGAGCCTATTATAAAAACCATTCCAGAATGGTATAGGAAAGCAGATAGGTTTGCAGTAGACCCAGTAACTAATGAAGTTTGGAAAGGCCCAGACGGAGGTAAGGTCCCTACCTGGAAGTCTTGCCCAGCAGTGTTTGACATAATGGGTTCTGGGTATGCACTCAAGACTCCATGTGATCTAGAATTTTATTTAGATGAAGCAGGCGTTATACAGGTACGAATAGAAAATCCTGCATACCAAGACTTTTGCACAAAACGTCCACCTATGCCTCAGTTTCAGAATCCTTTAGGATATCACCCACATCACTTTGCCTGGCTCCCCGACTGGGGCGTTGGTGTCCCAGAAGGATATAGCGTTCTTTACACCCATCCACTAAATAGGTTTGAACTTCCGTTTTTGACCACTAGCGGTATTATCGATAATGACGCTGTAAATCAACCTGGAATGATGCCATTCTTTGTTAGCAGATCTTTTCAAGGTATTATTCCAGCAGGCACTGTTTATGCTCAGATGATACCGTTTAAACGAGACAACTGGGAATCTGAACCAGTTATTCAGTCGGTAGAGCAGATGTTTGAAAAGCATAAAGAAACTGCAGAGATATATAGAATACCAGATGGTGGAGTCTACAAAGATAAAGTCTGGACAAGAAGGTCATACAAGTAATGTCATCATCAAACAATGCTTATGAAACTATTGCAGAACTTTTTGCAGAGACAAAAAGCAGGGACGGTAAGTTCGTAACAAGTCCAGATTTTGCTGTTGAAGGTTTTCCAAGATCTGCGAACACATTCTTAGTAACAGCCTTAAACATGTCTTGGCCTAATATGGCTGTGCAAAGTCATAGTCACGACTCTAAGAATCTAACAACTGCAGATGGTTCATTTCCTGTAGTATCAGTAATTCGGAACCCCCTAGACGCAATAGCGTCTTGTTCTGTGTACCTTTCGCTAAAAGAACCTGAAAAAGGTAAAAACTTTACAAGGTTAATAGACCTGTACGGAGATCTGATCTATTGTGCTCAGAACAATTCTAATGTATTTGTTATACCTTTTGAAAAAGTCACCTCTGACATAGTTGGTACATTGGACTTAATAGAGGCTAAGTATGGTTTAGAAAAAAGAGTGCCCCTAAGTCCCGAAAACATATTTGAGAAGACATCTGATCTAAGCAAAATGGTTAATCAAAATGATGAGTCTTTTAGCAAAAGGGGGCATGTGCCCAGAGACACCCACCCACTTTATTCAGAAATTCTAAAAGAACTACAAAATCCAATTTATAGAGAATCTTTGAGTAACGTAACAAAGATATATAACAGTTTGATCCATGATTTTTATCAGTCCTTTAAAAAATAAACTAATAGACAAAACAATTGGTTAAGTATGGTAAAATTAACCAGGAGAATAAATGTCTAACCCATCCAATATCTATGCTGAAAAAGCCTACAGTGAGCATCCAATTGCCATGTGGGCATTCGACGACCAACTAGACTATGTGTCTTATCTAAGCGACTCTGGAAGAGACCTAACAGATGGCTGGACTATCCCAGAAGACCCAGACATAAGTGACGATGTTGAGATCACGCAAGACTCATCAAATCTGGGCCAATACCTTGGTGGTGGCCTTTATAAGATAACAGCCACAAAAAGACCGCTTGAAGACTTTGTGGGAAAAACTAGAATAACTAGTCCAGTGGTAACAAATTTTGCAGACATGGACATAGACCTTGCAACCATGTCAATTGGCTCATACTTTTACTCAGATACAGAATATGTAAAGTCAGTTACCCTAGGCTTTACCTATATAGAAGAAATTACCCAGCAAGTCGTCAGGGTATCAAAAACATTTGAAACTACCATATACAATAACTGGCTATATCTTGCAGAAACCTTTGACATCCCAAACGAAACAAGTGATGTAAACCTATTTTTTGACATAGAATACTTTGACAGCGAAGATCCAGCAACAGAGTATGTGTTTTATATTAATGGCCTTAGTCTGGGCCAATGGTCAGAAGAGTTTCAGTCAGAATCTCTGGGATTAGTTTATAAGGAAGATGGCTCTGGATCAATCATTGACTTCCCAAGTACCATTGCAGTTGACGGTGCTGACAAAGCGGTAGAGGCAAAAGCCTATGGACTACAAGAGACGCACGGATATTACCTATCTACCCAAAACAAAATATTTGCACAGAACGCTGGAATGCCAATGGTCTTTGGTGCTGAGTCTGTAACAAGATTGATAGATAATGCTGGGCTACCGTCTGTAATTATTCCAGCAAGCGGAATGCTAAACGATACTGGAAAGCACACCACCTACACGCTTGAGGCATGGATGAGAATTGATTCTTCGTCAACAACGCCACAAAGAGTTGTTGGGCCAGTTGGTTCTAACGATGGTATCTATGTAGACCATGAAAGATTCTACCTAAAGATTTCTGAAAACGTTAAGTCTGCACCTGTTCCAGAATGGGGAAGGCCAATGCTTGTTCATCTAAAATACTTCCCAGGCAGACTTGCCCTAGTCGTAAACACAGAAGAACTAATCAGCATTGAGTTTGATGAGATTAACACCTACTTGCCAGATAAACTCAGTGCATCAGGAAAAGATCAGGATTGGATTGGTTTCTATTGCACACCAGACGTAGCAATTGACCTAGACTGCGTTGGAATTTATCCATACGATGTTGACAAAACCTTGGCTAAAAGAAAATGGGTATATGGACAAAACGTTGAATATCCAGAAAACCTAAATTCTGCATATGATGGAAAGACTGTGGCAATAGATTATCAAAGTTCAAACTATGCAGCAAACTTTGTATTCCCCAAGAACAGTCCATGGACAAGTGGTATATCGGACAATATTAGTTTTACTCAAAATTCAATTGCTAGCCCATTACATCCGCTACCAGAGATAGTCCTTTCTTCTGGCTCTAGCACCTTGTGGTTAGAAGACCAGGCACTAAATAACTACGAGGCTGAAACATATTTCAAGATGAGGCCTGGAACAAGTTGGGAAACCGTCTATGGCTACCTGTATCTTGACAGTATTTCTTTTATATCTGATCAACTAAAAACAGTTTATGGAATATTCAAAACATTGCAAACATCGTCATTAGAACAAATTCTTATTAAGATAAGGGACAAGTCTTCTGGAAACTACTTCAGTATTGTTACACAGGATGAAGATGTGCTATATAAGTATTACAATGGAACATCTGAATCAACAATAAAAACGGTTCCTGTAAACCTTGCTACAGAAATGTTCGTTGCTGGCATAGATCTGGACAAGGTTTCTTCATATTATGGTCAAGAACTTATTCAATTTTTTGCTAATAGAAATAACTTTGAGATATTCATTGCTGGAGACAATACATTTGAAAACACCTACCTTGGAAATGTGTATAATTTCTCGTTATCTACGAGAAGAAACGCAAAAGCAATAGGCTTTATGTTTTCTGAAGACGGCGTAGCAATCGACAAAAACGAATTTGAAGATATTGTCTATGACGCAGGAAATAGTTATTTTGGAAATAACTCAGATTACTGGACAACGGTTCTAGATGGTGGAGATCCATTATCAGTAATGTCTGACGTGTTTTACTCATACGTTGCAACCTATAGACTAAGCCCTAAGACATTCTTTGGCAACTTTGTTTTGGACGTATCTACACACTCAATCTGGGAAGACTATGTTCCGCTATCTCACTTTGCTAAATACGTAAGGGGAGCAGAAGGCGGAGACTATTACGACCTTGACTTCATTCAGTTTAATATTGGATACCCATCACCAGGAAAGTTCCTGGAGCAAAAGACAGACACGGACACCTGGACCTATGGAGAACTACAGGCAGAGTATGGCACACCAACTCAGTATACCTATGCAGAACTTGACAATGAACTTTTCAGTGGATATCCATCTTACGAAGATCTAAAGAATAGAACAAAAACCCAGTATGTATATGACACAAGTTTATATTCAACAAAAACTTATGTGACATTTCAATATGTTAGCACTGGGGCAAACACCCCAATAGAAACCTATGTTAATACCGAAAACGTTAGCACAAACAACTTAATTAAGGCAGGTGACGAGTGGGTAAACACAAAGTATGAAGTAATTGATGGAACCGTTATCTACCCACCAAGATCTGTAAAGTTCTCTGATCTAGCCATTGTCGTTCACGTAGAGATGATTTCAGATGGGGTAAGAACAAAGCCAGCATCAATTCCTAGCATAGAACTAACCTCTCAGGCATTGGACAACAAACTGCCAACGGCAGTTGGAACAAAGTTTGGAGTGCCACTATATCCATACACTAAGAGCGGAATATACTTTAACTACAAAAGGGTCAATCCATTTAGGATATACAAAAGAAGCACACCATACCTATTCCTGAGCAGAAATTCTGGAATTGAGTTGGTGGGTGACTACGAGCCATTAATAAACAGAGGCCTAACAGTTCCACTAAACCCAAAGTTAGCGTCAAAAGCCGATGTGGCAGCGGTACAGGTGCTGCTCAAATATAGCGGAGACTTCTTCCCATACTCATCAACACCAATCTTTGAGATACAGTCTAAAGATGCGTATATCAAGTTTTATCTAGTTGCAACACATCCAAATGGTAAAAGAGCAAAGATCTACGCAATCAACTCAAACACTGGCCTTGAGGAAAATGGAATAGCATTCTACATAAACGGAAAACTTGTTAAAAGTCCAACAATCTCAACTAAGCAGTGGTCAATGCTAGGCATCTCATTTCCTGCAAAACTTAATCTAAATAGTTTCTCTGGGGCATTTAGGATCAATGGACCTATCTTGGTAAATCACCTATCATACTACCAGTCAACTGGTCTTCAGGAAAAAATCCTTACCACCTTTAGAATTTGGGATAGGGTTAAAGAAACAATTACAAATGAGCAATTAGATTGGGACGACTGGAAGGGCAGCCTATCATCCCTAGGAACGTTCTCATGGAACAATGTTCTTGTAATTGGACAGATTAGCACCTTGGGCATTAATTTGCCAGAAATATTTAAGGCCTATGTTGGAACAAACAAAACAATATTTGATGATGACGATGGTGTTAGGTTGTCTGGATATCGATTTAGGACATATAGAAGGATAACGCCTGTTACGTTTACCAAGAAGCCATCATAATATGGTATACTATTGGTTATGAATAATGAAAAACCACGCTTCCCTGGTCAGATTGGTGACTCAAAGGTAACAGTAATTGACAAACAGTATGATTGGGGCATCTATGTTTGGATTAAAGAAAACGGAAAGCCCTTCACTGACGGTCAGGGTAACGTCCTAAACATCCCTTCACACCGTGGAGATGTCATTCAAATGGAAAAGTTAAAGAGAGAAGCCTCTGGCCTTGGGCAGCCAAATGGTCGCCCAGAGTTTTATCCAGGCATGGCAAGAATTTCAGAAGAAGAGTATTCTGAGCAAGTAGACAGAATGAAGCAGGGACTTATCCCAAACCTTAACGATCTAGGTGCTGTGCAGGCAGCGAAAGATACTATCGCTATGTATGGAGATGAAGAATAATGTCAGAGCAATACATCCGTGACCTAGGACTTGACGAACTGCAAAAGCAGGATGACACCTTTAAGGCACAAGACCCATTTAATCGTTCTTGGGACGAACTAAAAAACTTCTCTGGTATTGAGAAAAACTTTAAGCGTAGAACAGACAGAATTGAAAAACTTAACAATGACCCAGTTGTAGAATCAACCCTGCAATATAACAATGTTGACGTAATGTCTCAGGGATACCAGGATAGTGCTCTTGCTGTAAGGGGCGGTATTAACGGAGCCTCATCTAAGGAGATCAATCCTGGAAGAGTATACCGTAATGGCTATGGTCTATTTGACGTAATCACTCCACCATGGAACTTGTATGAATTGTCAAACTACTACGACAGATCTTTTGCAAACCACGCAGCCATTGATGCCAAGGTAGAGAATATCGTTGGACTAGGTTACGAAATGCAAGCCACACAGAGAGTACTCATGGCACTTGAGGCATCTGATAATGTGTCTGCAACAGAAAAGGCACGTAAGCGTATTGAACGTGCTAAGGTAGAAGTTAACGAATGGTTTGAGTCGCTAAACTCAGATGAGTCAATGACATCTACGTTTATGAAGGTTTGGACAGACTACGAGTCAACTGGAAACGGATACCTTGAAATCGGTAGAACCGTAAACGGAGAGATTGGTTATGTGGGACACATTCCTGCAACCACAATGCGAGTCCGTCGCCTTCGTGATGGATACATTCAGATTATTGGTAACAAGGTTGTTTACTTTAGAAACTTTGGGGCAAAGAACGTTAACCCAATTACAAGCGACCCAAGACCAAACGAAATTATTCACATCAAACAGTATTCGCCGTTGAACTCTTTCTATGGTGTCCCAGACATCCTTGCTGCCATTGGAGCATTGCAGGGAGATCTTCTCGCATCGCAATACAACATTGACTACTTTACGAACAAGGGTGTGCCTCGTTACATCGTAACTCTTAAGGGTGCAAAACTTTCAGAAGAGGCAGAAGACAAGATGTTCCGCTTCCTTCAAACAAGCCTAAAGGGTCAGAACCACAGAACCCTATATATTCCACTTCCAGCAGACTCAGACACCAACAAGGTAGAGTTCAAGATGGAAGCAGTTGAGAGTGGTACACAGGAAGCCTCGTTCAATGAATACAGGATTAGAAACCGTGATGATATTCTTGTTGCTCACCAGGTCCCTCTGTCAAAAATCGGTGGTGGAGATTCTGCTCAAATTGCTGCAGCACTTTCACAAGACCGCACCTTTAAAGAGCAGGTAGCAAGACCAGCCCAACGTAACTTTGAAAAGGTCATTAACAAGATCATAAAGGAAAAGACAGATATCGTTGAACTCAAGTTTAAGGAACTAACCCTAACAGACGAGATTGCACAATCTCAGATTATTGAGCGTTATGTTCGTAATCAGGTTATGACCAGAAACGAAGCAAGAGAGAGCCTAGGCCTTCCTCAGATGGAAGAGGCAGACGACTTTCTTGAACTGAACGCAAGGCAGGCAGCAGATGCCACAGCCAATACAGGACAGACTCGTGAGCGAGATGCAGAAAGAAGTTCAAATTCTTCGGACAATACTGCAACCGTTTCTGGAAGAAATCCAAAAGGTGAAGGACGCTCTGTTCAATAAATATGTTACAATAGAGTAACAAAGTTTAAAAAGGGCTTATAATTATACTACTATGACTATTTCAAAAGTACATTGGGACACCGAAGGCGAGAACGTTCGCCTATCAATGCCGTTCAGCAAAGTGGACAAGGAACGAAGAATCGTTTCTGGATTTGCCACTCTTGACAACGTAGATCGTCAATCAGACATCGTAACGGCAGAGGCTTCTGTAAAGGCCTTTTCAAAGTTCCGTGGGAACATCCGTGAAATGCACCAGCCACTAGCAGTAGGCAAGATGGTATCGTTCAAAGAAGATAAGTATTTTGACCCAGAGTCAAAGAAGTTTTATTCTGGCGTTTACGTATCTGCATACGTTTCAAAGGGAGCACAGGACACCTGGGAAAAGGTTCTAGATGGAACACTCTCAGGTTTTTCTATTGGCGGTAGAATGAACAAGTACGAAGATGCGTACGACGAAAAGATGGATGCCCCTATCCGTATTATTAAGGAGTATGACCTGATGGAACTTTCTCTAGTAGATACTCCAGCAAATCAATTTGCAAATATTCTTTCAGTTCAAAAAGTAGATGGTGTTGATACCATTAAGGGTGAATCAATCAATGTAGAGATTGAGAATGTATTCTGGGATCCAGAATCTGGGATCGTAAAGATTTCAGAAAACGAAACTGAGGTTAGCCCAGCCACAGGAAACCAGATGCAAAATATAGGTTTTGTCGAAAAATCAGATAATGAAAAGATGGACATGATAAAGTTCTTAGTTGATAGTGCTAAAGGCATTAATACTAAGATGAATAAGGAGGCTAGTCCTATGAATGAAACAACAACCGAAGTAGCAGTTGAAGAAACTGTTGCAGTTGAAGAAGCACAGGTCGCTCCAGAGGCAGATGCTGTCATCGAAACTGACGTAGAAAAGTCAGCAAACTACATGGATGAAGAAGAAAAGTCCATGAAGGAAAAGATGGAAGACGAAGAAGAAGAAATGAAGACTGAGAAATCAGACGACATGGAAGACGAAGAGTCGGAAGACAACAAAGGATACAAGAAATCTGAAGTTGCCGAAGAGGTATCAAAAGCAGATGCTGTTGCTGAATCAGTAACAGAAATCAAGAACACTCTAACATCAGCCTTTAGCGATCTAACATCAACTATTAAGTTCCTACAGGAGCAAGTTGATGCACTAAGTAAGTCTGTAGATTCAGTAAAAAATGAGGTAACTGAGTCAAAGCAGATTTTTAACGAGTTTGGAAAGAGAGTTGACGCTGTTGAGGCTGACACTGCTTTCCGCAAGTCTGGCGATCTAGGCGAGATCGTACAGGAAAGCGAACCAGAACAGGTTCGTAAATCCCTATGGGACGGACGTTTCCTCAAAACTGCCGATCTATTTAGATAACAAAAAAACAAAAAATCACTCAGGAGGTGAACAATATGTCGGAAGAAATTATTAAAAATCAGCCAGGAACTAGCGGCAATCTCGGCGGAACCGCTCCAGGTCTATACCAGGGGCAAGGTGCATTTGCATCAGGTTCTGACGCAGCAGACAACATTCCAGGTAACTACACAGATGGCGGTGCAATTGGAAACATTCCAACAGCACTGACAGGTGTGACAAACGGTGCAAACGCTGTCAATCCTTCGGGAGAAGCAGGGAGCGGTATCCTTCGTCCAGAACAGGCAAGACGTTTCATTGATTACGTATGGGATGCTACTGTACTCGCCAAGGATGGTCGCCGTGTGACCATGAGAGCAAACACTATGGAACTTGAAAAAGTTAACGTAGGTGAGCGTGTAATCCGTTCTGCAACACAGGCAATTGGTGACTACACCAACGCAGGTGCTGCATTCACAAAGGTAGAACTTACCACCAAGAAGATCCGTCTTGACTGGGAAGTATCTGCTGAAGCACTAGAAGATGGTATTGAAGGTGGTGCTCTAGAGGACCACCTAGTACGTCTAATGACAAATGCATTCGCAAATGACATTGAGGACCTTGCAATCAACGGTACTGGAGACAGTGGCGATGGTGCATTCCTTGGTATCATGGAAGGCTTTGTTAACAAGACCAAGGAGAACGGCGATGCTCACGAATCAGTTGTAACTGTTTCAGGCAACGCATGGACTCCAGAAGTTATGCAAGACATTATCTTGGCTATGCCACGTAAGTACCGTGCCCTTAAGAGCAATCTTAAGTTCTACGCAGGTACTGACGCATTCCAGGGTATTATCAAGAATAACGGTACACTTGCAGACGCAATCGCAGAAGCATTTGCTGGTACTCCAGCAGGTACTCCAGCAAACCGTCAGGCATACCTAGATGGTGCAGGTCAGACATTCGGTGGAGCACGTACTACTCGTGTTCTAGGAATTGACGTGCAGGAAGTTCCATACTACCCTGCAGGTTACGTTGACCTAACATTCCCTCAGAACCGTATCTGGGGTTTCCAGCGAGACATCACTGTAAACCGTGAATACAAGCCAAAGAAGGACACAATTGAATACACAGTATTCGTTCGTTTTGGTGTTCAGTGGGAAGAAGAGGATGCAGTTGCATTCGCAGACGCTGGTGCAGACTCATAGTCTGTAACTACCACTTAAGAGGGGGTGGGGCTTAGGCCCTGCCCCCTTTTTATTTTATTCTGCTATAATTGTAATTTAGGAGGTCATTATGTCAAATGAACTATTTAACGAAGAAGAAGAGTTTCTAGCCCTTCTTGAAGAAGAGGCAGCAGAACTAGCAGCAAAGACTGACGAAGATGTTTTGGAAACTGTTTCTGAAGAGGTAGAAGAACCAGCCGTTGTAAAAGAAGAGGTTCTAGAAGTAGAAGACAAGCCAGCAAAGACACCAAAAGTAGAGAAGAAGCCAACAGAAAAGACTGTAGCACTACTATCTACAAGAAGCGTTAGTTGGAATGGCGTAGGCAAGGTAGAGGTTGGTTACAACATCGTTACCGAAGAACAAGCAGAAAAGTGGCTTACTCGTAACCACATTACAGTAGCAACTCCAGAGGATGTAGCCAAGGGGTACGGCCTGTAAATGGAGATATTGAGAATTGCTGAGAACATTACTTCAGAAGGTATTGCGGTAACTATTCAGGTTCCTGGGTCTCACCCAGAATCAGACCACATTCTTTCTATCATGGATCTCAGCGATCTCTCTATCTCAGAAACAACTGTAGAAACATCTGGGGGAGAAGACCTAACCTTCCACCTTGACAAGAACTTTGATAGTGAATACGAGGTAGAACTTTTTCTAGATGATGAAGTTATATTCTCAGAAACCTATACAGTAGTAAGACCATATGTGAACCCAAACACACTTGGAACTACTGCTTCAGAAATCACGGAATACACAAAATTGGAAAGAATTGCAAGAGCAATTATAGACTCAGTAATGGACAACGTTGACTTCTACAATAGGAAAAGCATCTACGAGGTAACAGGAAACGGCCTAGACCTTATGCCTGTATGGAAAGACACAAATGCTGTTTTGAGAATATATGAAAACAATGAGATTGTTTATGACATAACAAACGAAAACAATGTGTTTACCTATGGTGTAACAAAAGACAAGACTGCTATCTATAAGTTGTCAACCGAATTAGAAAATGTCATAGATACGTTTGGTGCTTATCTCCCACTATCACCAACAGACTACGCATATCTTAATACAAGATACGGTAACTTTAAAATAGGAAGCGATTTTGCATTCATTCTTGACTGTGGATATAAAAGACTCCCAACCCCAATTGTAGATGCAGCGACAATGCTCATAGATGACTTAAAATGTGGAAGATTAGACTATTACAAAAAGTTTGTAACTTCATATAACACCGATCAGTACAGAATTCAGTTTGACAAAAAGATGCTAGAGGGAACAGGTAATTTGGTTGTAGATAAGATACTTGATAAGTATACTAAGTCTATTACTAGAGTTGGGGTGCTGTAAAATGGCTACCTGCGAAACTACTGATTTTACCTTTCCACTTCTTGCAGATATTTTCTACCCTATAGTTGAGCAAACCTCACTGGGCAGCATTAAAAAGCAATGGGTTCACGACAAGACTTTGGCTTGTAGCCTTACCACAGCAGGCTCGGCATTCGGAGAAGACGTAAAGCCAAATGTAAACATTACAAAAGAACTATTGCTTCTAGGTAGAATTAGATCAGATATTCGTATATCAAGTTCAAGCAACAGGAATGCCATAACAAACATCCTAATAACCAACATCAAAGATGTTAACGGAAATGAGATTTATGTAGAAACTTCTGGACCAAGATCTGGAAAGTCTACTCTATTTGAAGTTGCAACAAACGAGCCATTTATCAACCCATTTGGCTCTGTAGAATACTACAAGGTAGTTCTGAGAAGATCAGAAAACCAGGGGACTGACGTATAATGCTAACAATGACAACCGATCTAAAAGGCTTTAACAGAGATATGAGTTCTATTATGGCATATGCCAATGGATTTCTAGAGGGAGCAGAAAGGGCAAAGCCTGTACTGCTTGCACTCTTTGGAGAAAGATTTTCTAAGATGCTAAGAGAATTTGTTGACTCTAACGCTAGAGTAAATCCAGAATCACTTCACCACGTATATGAGTGGCACAAGACTGGAAGCCCAGAGGCAAGGCTATTTGACATTGACTATATTGTGACCAACGGAGGTCTGTCAATATCTTCATCATTTACACAGTCTAGAAGCATAAAGGCTGGATCAAAGGTTCCTTTCTACGACAAGGCCAGAATTATGGAAGAGGGAACTCCAGTAACAATTGTTCCCAGAACCAAACTAGTCTTTGACGTAAACGGAGAAACCGTATTTACTCCAAACGCAGTTACCGTTCAAAACCCAGGTGGTCAAACACAGGGAGAATATGAAAGAGTTTTTAATCTATTTTTTAATGTATACTTGAGACAATCAGTATTAAATCAGACTGGAATCTTTGGCAAGTTAAATCAGGTTAATGAGTTCGATGCCAAGTTCCCATCTGCTAAACGTGGCGGTAGGGCACTAGGACTAGCCACAGGATACCAATGGATTCTGAAAGCAGGTAAAGACTAATGGCAATGTCATACCCACCAATTTTTATTAACAAGTATTTGGCTGAAAACATCTCAGAGCAGTTTGACGGAAATTTCACCTTGCCATTCTTCCCTTCGCTACCTACTGACATTGACGCTTTAACAGAGACATTTCCACTAAGTAACGGAACCTTTGCAGTCTATGACAGAATGTTTAAGTATCGCAGAAGTCCATTTCCACACATTAAAACAGAGCAATTGCTCTATTACTTTTACAAGATGCAGGGGGACTCGGAACTTATGGTAGAGGTTTCTCAAAAAGCATATGACCTGCTAGATCGGGAAGACGAATCAGCCCAGGAACTTAACGAGTGGATAAGGTCTTTGCCAAGAAACCCTAATGGAACTATTTCTTTTGGTAATGATCCGACAGAGTTTTACCCTGTATTTTTCCACAAGATGAAGATGTACCAACTAGAAGAAACCAGGGATATTATAGACTTTGGCACAGCAAGAACCTACGCTGGTAACAAGATAATCGTTGATTACGACTATCACCAAATTGTTTAAAAAGGCTGGTATACTTGGTCTTGAGGAAACACGCCCCACAATTCCATAACGAAATAAGAGGTGAAAAATTATGGCATACAGCAGAGGTAGCAATACCAACATTATCGTTGGTGCAGCAGCACTCTTCGTCTACAAGGATGGAGAACTAACTGACACCGACCTACCAGCATATGTTGATGGCAAGTCATTCCGTGACTCATTGTCTGGATTTTCTGGACAGCAATCAGCAGATGCAACAAAGGCAGCAAACTTCAAGAACGTAGGTTACACCAGCAATGGTCTAGAACTACAGTTCCAGCCTGACTTCGGAGAAGTACAGGTTGACCAACTACTTGACGTTGCTAAGTTGTACAAGCAGGGAATGCAGGTTAACCTGAACACATCATTCGCTGAAGCAACTCTAGAGAACCTTCTTTACGCAACTGCAGGTACAGAAACTGACTGGGACAACGGCGACACCGACCCAGACCTATCAGTTTTGAACTTGTCAGCAGGTAACTTGGGTGAATGCCCAATCGAACGAGGAATCGTTGCGGTTGGTCCAGGAACAGGTGACTGTTCTCCAGAAGAGCAAATCGAACGTATCTACGTTGGTTACCGTGCACTCTCAATTGAGAATGTTACAGTATCAGCAAAGCGTGACGAGGCAACAATGTTTGAAGTATCATTTAGAATGCTTCCAAACAACGATGCATCGTACGGTAAGATCATCGACCGCACCATTCCAGCAGCATCTTAATAACTTAATATAGGGGAAAGCCGTCTAGTTCACACTAGGCGGTTTTCTTTTTGGTACAATAGATACATGGCAAGTAAAATATATAATTCGGCAATGATATTCACCATCCACGGTGAACCGATATACATCACTCCACTCAAGATAAAATATCTTAGATTGTTTATGGATGAGTTTCAAAACGTGCGTGAATCTATTGACAACTCAGACGCATTTGAGTTTGTATCTAGATGTGCCCTGATAGCCATGATGCAATACCAGCCAGAAATAAAGACAGTAAGCCAGATAGAAGACTTGTTCGATCTGCCAACACTTTACAAGGTTCTTGAAATTGCTGGAGGTATTAGTATGAAGGCACCAGAAGAGGCAGGAGAGAGCCTACCAGAGCAGGCTAATCACGATGAGAATAACTCTTGGGAAAAGATAGACCTAGCAAAACTGGAGTCTGAAGTATTCTTGCTGGGTATCTGGAAAGACTATGAAGAACTAGAATCCTCGCTATCAATGCCAGAACTATCAGAGACCCTGAACGCCAAAAGAGAAGACATATATAATCAAAGAAAGTTTATGGCAGCCTTAAAGGGCATTGATATGGAAAGCGAACAAAAGAAACAGGAAGATCCTTGGGAAAAACTTAAAAACAAGGTGTTCAATAAAGGTGGAGACCCCAATGATGTTACATCTCTCCGAGGACAAAAAGCAGCAAAGGCTGGATTTGGAATCGGCATGGGCCTATCCTATGAAAAGGTTTGACCAATCTAATTCGTTTATGCTATAATATTGTATACCCTTAAAAGGAGGAAATCACATGGCAACAACAGTACAAGAAGCAAGAACAGTTACCTTGCTTGACGGAACAAAAATTGAAATCAGACCACTAAAGATCTCGCTACTTCGTCCATTCATGGACAAGTTTGAAAAGATTTCAGAGGTTGCTGACAACAATTCAAAATCGATGGACCTTCTTCTAGAATGTGTGGCTATTGCTATGAAGCAATACAAACCAGAACTAGCGGAAAAGCCAGAATCATTGGAGGATCTTCTAGATCTACCGACTGTATATGAAATCGTGGAGGAAGCGTCAGGTCTTAAGATCGCACAAAACGCATCTCCAAATTTCGCAGTATAAAAAAATAAAAAAAGAGGTGTTTATGGATGGCTGATTCTCAGACTAATATCAATATTAATATTGATACCAGTCAGGCCTTAGCAAATTTAAAGGCGTTACAGTCTCAGATATCAGCCTTCCAAACACAGATGGCTCGTGGCTCTGCCACACAAGCAGCAGCAGCAGCCAAACTTAGACAAAATCTAATCAATGATATTAATGCTGCAGGTAAGTTTAATGCAAGCATTCAAAACATCAAGACCACCACAGAGTCTTTTACAGAAGCACTTGAGAAAAACAAACTCTCAATGGGCCAATACTTTAGGTATGCTGGCGGTGCAACAAAGAACTTCGGAAAACTATTCAAGTCCGAAATGTCAACCATTGATAAGGTTGCTCGTGAAAGAGTCAAGACTCTTCAAACCCAATACATCCAACTAGGCCGTGACGCTAGCGGTGCCATGAAGGCAATCGCAGTTAGACCTCTAGTTCTTGACATGAATGACCTGGGAACAAAAACAGCCATCGCTGCCCAGAAACAACAGATACTAAACCAACTACTAAAGCAAGGATCAACTAACCTTCTCAACTGGGGTAAGAACACCCAGTGGGCTGGTCGTCAGTTGATGGTTGGTTTTACCGTACCGCTAACAATGGCAGGTACTGCAGCAGCAAAGATGTACATGGAACTAGAAAAGGGTTCTATCAAGTTTAAGCGTGTCTACGGAGATTTTAGAACTACTGCAAAAGAATCAGAAGACATGATTAAGAACCTAAAAATTCTTGCTCAGGAATACACTAAGTATGGTGTTGCGGTAGCAGACACAATGGAAATGGCTGCCGAGGCAGCAGCAGCAGGTAAGGTCGGAGCAGACCTTATGCAGCAGGTAGCAAATGCTACAAGACTTGCGGTACTTGGATCTGTAGAACAGGCACAAGCACTAGAAACAACAATGTCTCTAACTAACGCTTTTGGAATTGCAGCAGAAGACCTAGCAGGAAAGATTGACTTCCTTAACGCAGTTGAAAACCAAACTGTTACATCTATCGAAGACCTCACCATTGCTATTCCAAAGGCTGCACCAGTTGTTAAACAACTTGGTGGAGACGTACAAGATCTAGCATTCTTCCTGACAGCAATGAAGGAAGGTGGAATTAACGCATCTGAGGGTGCTAACGCACTTAAGTCTGGTCTTGCATCTTTGATTAACCCAACAGGAAAAGCATCTGAGTTCCTTGCAAGTTTTGGTGTAAATGTTAAGGGCATTGTTGAGGCAAACAAGGGCGATGTAAAGGGCCTTGTCCTAGATTTTGCTAGTGCACTAGATACCCTAGACCCACTAAACCGAGCACGTGCCATTGAGCAAATGTTCGGTAAGTTCCAGTTTTCACGTCTATCGACATTGTTCCAAAACGTAATTCAAGAAGGAACTCAGGCACAAAAGGTTCTAGAACTAAGTAACGCAACCACAGAAGAACTTGCAATCCTGTCTGAGCGAGAACTGAAGAGGGTAGAAAGTTCCCCAATGTTTAAGTTTCAAAAGGCTGTTGAGGATATCAAGGTTAAACTTGCTCCAATTGGAGAGGCATTCCTTAAGGCAGTAACCCCAATCCTAGATTTTGTTTCTAAGTTCCTTGACGGATTTAACAAAATGTCAGAAGGGTCAAAAGCCTTCTGGGTAACATTTACAGGTTTGGTTGCTGGTGTTGGTCCACTACTTCTTATGTCTGTTGGTCTAGTAGCGAACGGTATTGCAAACCTTGTCAAGATGTTTGTCAACATCAAGTCTTTCATTAACAGAACAACACAAGAAACAGGTATGCTTGGAGAATCAACCACATACATGACCGAAACACAGATCAAGGCAGCAGCGGTAGCAGCATCTCTTGACCAGATTCACCAACAACTAACACAAAGATTTACTTCAGAAGCGGTAGCAGTAGATCAACTAACTCAGTCTTATGTAAGAAACATAGATGCCCAGAGAGCGTATAGTCCTGCTGGAACTAATCCAACCAACATTGCTCCACAAAAATTTGCTAGGGGTGGAATGGTTTCTGGACCTGGAACAGGAACCTCAGATTCAGTTCCAGCAATGTTGTCTAATGGTGAAGCCGTTATTCCAGCAAAATCAGTAAAGAAAAACAGAGGGCTTGTAGAAAACCTTATTTCTGGTAAGGTTCTAAAACTTGCTGAAGGTGGAATTGTTAACAAGGGAGAAAAGCAGTTCCTTGGAATGCCACAGTCGTTTAAGGCTAGACAGCGTAGTCAAGAAGACGCACAGGCGGTTTATGCTAAGTTTGCTGAATCACCACGAGCAGACATGCCAGTAACAAAATACAAGCACCAACTTTCAGTATCTAAGGGACACAGTTTCCCACTATTTAGAGTTGGTGGAATGTACGAGACCTTTGATGGTCGTAAAGTATTCGTAAAGCCAGTTATGGACTTCCAGTCTGCTATGGCAGAAATTCGTGGAACAGAGATTGCGAGAGGTGCTCATGGTCTGAGATCACCACAGCAAAGACTTGTTGCAATCAACGACCCTACAGACAAGACTGGAACCAGAAGGTTCTATGCCCTTGAGTCAGACTTTGACCCAACGTTCTCTGAAGTTCCACAAACATTCTCAAAGGAAGAATATACAACACAACTAGTGGCATCGCTACTGCGTGGAGATAAAGACCTAGGACAGGGAAACCTCGGAGGAAACATTCTTCCAGATGTCGGAACTGCAGGGGTATTTGCAAAGGCATCTGGATTCAGAGAATACGAACCTAACATGAAGTCCATGGAAGAACAGGCTCTTATTAATCTTCTTGGAGTAAAGGGTGGTGCAAAGAAATGGTTTGCTGAAAGCACTAAGGGTATTGCTGCAAGCATGTCACCACAAGAATACCAAGACAGAATGCGTAATGAGATTGAGCAAACGCTTCCAAGACTTAAACAAACAATTGCTGGCTTCCCAGACCTAACACCAGAAGAACAGGCAGTATACGGAAACATGGTTGCTCGTCTAGAGGCTGCAAGAGGTGTAGACTGGACAAAGTATCACGCACTTCACAGCAACCTTAAACTTACTCCACCAAAGAAGATGGCAGAGGGCGGTATTGTTGGAGAAAACGTTGACCCAAGAAAACCAACATCAATCTTTGACATTGACGACACCCTGCTTGATCTAAGATCGTTTATGCCTGGACACAGAGCAGCAAATGAAAAACTTCCAGTAGAAGAAAGACTTGACTGGAAAACTGAGGTAGCAAAGAACCCAGTTGGAATGCCTGCAACCATTGCCAAACTTCACGAAGCACAAGCACGTGGAAACACGATTATTCTTATGACAGCAAGGCCCAAGTCTGCTGATAACATTACCCTAGAAACTCTAGCCAAACTTGGAATTGACACAACCAAGGTTAGATTGATGTCAAGAAAAGACGGAGACTATCGCAGACCAGAACGAATGAAGTATGAAAAAACTGCTAGGTTGATGAGCGATCACAAGATTGAAGAATTCTATGACGATATGGATAAGACACGTGGTGCTGTTGGCCTGTTAGGCATACCAGCATTTAACCCTCTAAAAATGGCTATGGGTGGAATACTTGAGATGGCTAAGGGTGGAATCATTGGAAAGGGTAAAGTTGTTCCAGAACAAGAACCAGCAGACGTAACAGAAGCCAGAGGATTCTACGAAACCGCACTAGCATTTGTTGCTATGGAAAAAGCCTATGAAAAATTGCCAGAAGGTAAATATGATAGCCCAGAAACCACCGTTGCTCGTAAACGCTACGAACAATACTTATTTGCTAACGACCTAATGGATAGCGAAATAACTGACGAGTACTATGACATGACCCCAGAAGAGATTCAGGCTAAGATCTCTGCAGAGTGGGCACAGTACTTCCCAGGTCGCACACCACCAATGCTTAACCCACTCCCTACTGCTAAAAAGAAGAAAAGCCCCAAGAAAATGGCTATGGGTGGAATACTTGAGATGGCTAAGGGTGGGCTGGTAGTTAATGGCAAAATTGCAGACCCAATTGAACTTGCAAAGAGCAGGATGAAGAACAATGATCCATCTAAGAAGAAGGACCAACTTTCTTATACATACCGCCTAATGAAGAACATTGAGACAAATGGTCCAATGCATGCAATTGAAGCAAAAGACGCAACTGGTCAAACTCGTGGCGACCTTAAGTGGGATCCAGACAGTGGAGAAATTCTCATGGTCTGGGTTGAAGAAGCATTCCGCCGTCAGGGCATTGCATCAGACATGTGGCATGCAGCAAATCTAGAAGCCCTCAAAAACCCATCAGTTATTAAACATCCAGTTCACTCTCCAGAAATATCCGCTGACGGAATATCCTGGAGAAACAACGTAGGTGGTGCTAAACTTAGGGATACAAACTGGGTAAGTGACAAAAACACTGTTGACCCACGTGAAGAATATGTTAAGACATTAGTTAACAATAATAAGTTTGCTAAGGGTGGAATACTCAAGATGGCTAAGGGTGGTATTCTTCCAGATAGAAAATCTCTTGGACTAAATCCTATGAGTTTTG